GACTCGCAGTGGCGCTACTACGGCGACCCGGAGGATGGAGACCGGGCTGCCGAAGAACGGAGGGGCCGTAGCTGGACTTGCTCGATTGAGGACTGCGAACTGGTGTCATTCCGCAAGGGGCTGTGCGGGCGCCATTACGAGGACGTGCGAGCGAAGCGGTTACCTGATCCGAAGCCCAAGTGTTCAGTCGAGGGATGCACCAATCCGGCCCGGTCCAAGAGCTTCTGTCGGAGCCACTACCTACGTTGGCAGCGGCATGGCGACCCGCTCGCCGGACGACGCTCGCCTCGGTTACGAGGGTCGAACCAGACCACCTGCATCGTCGAAGGGTGCGACAACCAGCGGGCCAAAAGCGGCATCGCTGAATGCGGCAAGCACAGACAGCGCATGGACCGTCGCGGCACCTATGACGATCCGCCAGACCGCCGACTTCCTGATGGATTCAAGAAACTCACCCGGGAGGGTTATGTCTTAGTGATGGCCCGCGGTCACGTCATGGCCGACAGAGTGGGATATGTCCGTGAGCACCGGAAGGTCATGTCAGACCACCTGGGGCGGGAACTTCTCGAGACAGAATCTGTCCACCACAAGAACGGTGACAAGACGGACAACGGGATCGAAAACTTGGAACTCTGGACGGGCCTCGGTTCACAACCGAGCGGGCAGCGTCCGCGTGACCTTGTGGCCTGGGCGCGGAGCATCCTCGAGCAGTACGCCGAGGAAGTCGATGAGGGTTTGCTCTAGTCCTTCGTTTTGCCGGACTTGTCGTCGACCTCGACCCAGCCCTGCGACTTGTGCAGGTCGATGTAGTCGGGGTCGTCGCCGAAGTCGGCCGGCGGCAGGTCGCCGACACGGTCGGGATGTTGGAGCTTGGTCACGGGGAATCGACTCCTCGGAGGGTTAGGTCGAACGTCAGGTACTTGTGCGGCCGGTCGTCAGGGATCGTGGACGGTCCCGAGGTTTGGTCGACACGGACGATGGGCGCACCGTCAGGCATCGCCCAGATGAGTGCGGCCACCATGCGGGCCAGGTCGTTGCAGTCCTGCTCCGTCGTCGCCCACACGTTCACGGCGATGCGCGGCTGGTCGCGTGCGACGTCGAGGCGGGGTCCGCCGTCCCTTCGGATCGTGACGACCCGTGGACGATTTGCCTGCGTGCTGCCCGAAGTGGGCGAGTCGATGTCGACGTACACATCGTCCGTGTACGGCTCGCTGCGGGCCGCCAGAGCCGTCCTAAGCAGTCCTGTGGTCAGTAGCTCGACGTCGGCGAACAGAACCGGAGTCATCGCGCCGAATCCAAAGCACGAGCGAGGACGCCGAACCGAGATTCGAGGATGTGTGACTTCCAGTCGCTTGCGACGACGTGTGCAACCACACGAGTCGGGTGATCCTCCATCTCGACGTGGATGGATGCCTGGTAGTCGCCGGACTCGACCGGTGCGTTGGCGCGCGCCGCGTTGGCGACGTTCTCGGCGCGGCGTCTCATTTCGTTGGCGACACCGGGTTCCTTCATCATGGCGATGATGCCGCGGCCGTTCGGCTTGATGAGTTGAGGCATCAGCCGGCCACCCATCTAGCTCGGACTTCAGAACCGGGTTCTGCACCTGTGATGGCGTTGTGCCAGTCGATGCGGATTCCCAACACGTCACACTCCCGGCCACGGATCAGCAACCGATCGAGCGGGAGAATGTCGGCCTGGAACGGCGTGTAGAGCGTGTAGTCGAGTTCGGCTTGGTTCCGTCCGACTTCTTGTGGTTCTGAGGTTGGACCCTCGACTACTGCGACACCGGTGATGGCGAGCATGTCTGGCGACGTCCAGTCGAGGTCGTTGGATTCCCCTGAATACGGGTTGGCGGCGGGTGTTCCGCGTAGGCGGGTAATGGTTTCGCCGTGCGGGTGGTTCACGGGGTCACCGGGGTCCAAGCGTCAGGAGCGGACCAGTAGCCGTCGGCGTTCCTCGAGTCGGCTGGCGTGGTGTCGATGGTGAACGCGACAGCATCAAACGTGTCGTCTAGACAGATGGATTGCAGACTCTCGATTTCCGACGGCCAGAACATGCCCTTGCGCGTCTGCCTGGTGTCGATGGTGGCGCTGAATGGCCCCGTGGTCTGCTGTTGGAATGCGCCGCTACCTGAGTCGTTCCATCGAAGAATGGCGGCGCGGAGGATGGCGCGGACTGCGAGCTGGCTGTTGTCAGACAGGTCGTAGTCCTCGTTGTCCATGTTGAGGCAGGGAGCGACCAGCAGGGCCAGAGACTCAGCATCATCGATCATCAACGCGGCTTTCGCAATCGGGATGTCCGATGCGAACTCCGTGAGGTCGCTGACTTCGAGATAACGGCCCATGCTGGTCGCCCTCCCTCGTTATTTCTTGCTGGACTTCTTGGCGGCGGCCTTCTTGGCCGGTGCCTTTTTCGCGGGCTTCGACGAGGACTTGTAGCCCAGGTCGTTCCAGTAGCCGACGAACTCTCCGTCGATTTCCAGTTCAGCTCCGCTGTGTTCGTGCGTCACGACTACGCGGGCCATGTCAGATCAGTCCGCGGTTCCGTCGTTGATGGACACGAAGTGGTTGACGTCCCGCACGCGGAACCCGATCTCGACCTCGGCGCGCACGGCGAACATGTTGCGCTGCCACAGGTTGATCTGGGTGCCACCGTCGGTCAGCGTCGCCTGGTCGGAGATGCTGATCTGGACGCCCTCGACCGTGCCGTAGACCGCGCTGTTCGCCCAGTCGCCGGCGTAGCCGATCTTGTCGGCCGTCGCACCGGCACCGGACGGCATCGTGCCGCGCGTCTTGTAGACGGGTGCGCCGAACACGGAACCGACCGTGCGCTGGTTCGCCGGGTCGCTGATGAAGAACTGGCGACCGAACGAGTCAACTGCGGTGAGGAGCAGGCCGTGGAGCGCCGGTGAGGCGATCCAGGCGGTGAGGTCAGCGCCGGGCTGTGCAGCGATGGCGTTGACGACGGCCGCGATGTCCGCGAACGTGTTGGTGGCATCGACGGTCAGCGTGGGTGCGGTGGTGAGCTGGTCGAAGTTGCCGCCGGGAGCCGAGCCCACACCGTAGACGGTGGAGTCGAACTTCGTGGCGAGCGCGAACGGCAGACGCCGGGCGAGCTCGTTGTAGAGCGCCGGCAGGTCGCGCCGGAACTGGTTGGAGAACGGTTCGATGACGGCCAGCGTGTACGGGGTCATCGTCTTGTTGCTGATGGTCGCCCGCGAGACCGGCTTGTTGTCGGATTCTGTGACCCAGTCCGCAGCGGCGTCGCCGGTGACGAGTGGGATGGAGACTCCGTTGCCGGGGAGGTTGATCCGGCGCGACGCCCGCATGACTGCGGACTCCTCGACCAGGTTTCCCCAGATTTCGTTGGCGACACTGAGCGGAAGTGCAACGCCCGATGTCGCTCTGTTGATGTCAACTGCGGCCATGAGTGGTCGCTCCTTTTCAGGGTTTAGAGCATGTTGCGGACTGACGCCGCGAACTGCTCAGCGGTGGATGAGTTGCCGGGTGACGAGCGACCTTGGTTTGCGTCCGGTCGGGGCGTGCGAGGCTGTCCCTTCTCCTCGTCCCGTGCAGCGAGGCGCGCAGCTTGCTGCTGCATCGTTTCCTCGTCGGGGCCGTTGAGAAGTAGCTCGGCGTCCTCGTCTGAAAGTCCGTACTTGGCGGCGAGCTTGTATCGCAGCGACTCGACCTTTGCCTGATCGCGCTCGGCCTCGAGTGCTGCGGCACGTTCGGCCGCCTTTTGGACTTCGGACTTGTTTGCGTCCTCGATTTCCGCGAGTCGTTCAGCCGCGCCCTTGTTTGCTTTGGCGCGTTCTTCCCACTTGCGGGCTTCGGCTTTCCAGTCCGTGTCGGCCTGTGCAGGCTTCTCGTCAGACGTGGGTTCCTCGGCGGGCTTCTCGGACGTTTCCGGTGCTGGTGTTTCGGTTGCTTCGTCGGTCATCTTGTCTCCCATGCGGGTTTCCCTCGTCGCCGTGCGGCTGAGGGTTTTGGGTGTTGCGATCCACCGTGCGGTGGGGGTCTATTGGTCTGCGATGTATGCGCGGACTCGGGTGCGGTCAGCGTCGGTGATGTTCCGAGCGGACGGCGTGTACGGCTGGACTGGTCGTGGTTCACCCTCAAAGGCGGGGACCGCAACGCATTGACAGTGGTCGTGGGCGGCGAAATCTGCGGATTCTTCGCTGTAGACCTCGCCTCGGCTGGCGAGCATTTCGCAGAACGCGCAACCACCAGACGATTCACGCTGCCAACCCTGCGCGGATGGATCGGCCAGGGATGCTTCGGTGATGGTGTCGCGGGCGGTGTTGGCGATTCTGAGCTGTAGACCACCAGCGACACGTTCCTGTGCGAGTGCGAGGTCGGGAGATTCGCTGAACAGTGGCCCTACCGCCCAGCCTGCGAGCGCTGCACCGCCACCGCCTTTACGAAGTCCCGCGGGGTTCGCCTGAAACTGTCGTCGGACGGCGGCCTGTGCGCGACGCTCGTCATACCAGTCAGCGGCGAGTGTGCCGGATGCGTTGCCGTAGGCGTCAATGAGTGCTGGCAAGGTTTCCTCGAGAACCGCGAGCGTGCGTTCCGCATTGCTGGCGCGCCGCCACACAATGTTGAGGTCGGCCGCTGCCGTGGTCGACAACCGCCAGACGGCTCTACGCAGTTCCTGCGTCGTCGCCATTGGTCACAGCAGGTTGGGCGGCAGCCGAAGCAAGACTGGCGAGGATGCCGGACCCGGCTGCGCGTCTACGGTCAGCCGCCAGCTGTGTCTGCTCCTCCGGTGTCAAACCGACACGGTCGAGCGTCACCGACGACTCTGGCAGCAGGATGTTGGCGCCAACGAGCTTGACGGCCGCGTCCGCGGCGGCCGCGTTCGTCGGTGTGGCAGCGTCACGCCACTTCGCGGCGACACTGGCGTAGTCGTCTGGCACGGACCCGTCACGCATGAGCAAAGCGAGCCGACCGACGTCGAGCCACGATTTACCGAAGGATGCCTGTCGGCGTTCGGCGCGTTTCACCAGCCGCGCCTCGCTGCGTTGGATGGCGTCAGCCGATGCCGGGTTGTCGGTCTGGAATCCGAGGTAGGCCGGCGGGATGCCGGCCTCAGCGGCGACGAGCTGGCCGAGGCCGCGGACCTGGTCGAGATACGGGGCCGGGGATGCGGCCGTGAACTGGCCGACTTCGGGCAGGTTGCCGTCCTCGTCACGGTCGATGGCCCAAACCCGACCCATGATCGTTTCCCACCCAGTTCGGGCCGTGCCGTCCGCGCCGACGAAATCGTCCTTGGAGACGCCAAGCGCGTAGCGTTGCGGGGCGCTGTAGAACTCGCGGTTGACCTCCATGCCAAGCATGGTCCGCACGGCAGCGTCCGTGTAGTACCGGACAGCCTTGGAGATTTCACTGCGCCCGGTCGTGCGGGATGCTCGTGGCCGATTGAAGAACGGTACGACCGGAACGCGGCCGAGGTTGTGGCGGTCGCGGTCGACTGCCCGCCATACGCCGCCGCTGGTGTCTCGCGCGAAGATGGCTGTCTCGTTCGGGGTGTAGAGGGTGACTTCGACGACTGCGCCGTTCTCGGACACGGTGGACAGCGCGGACGTGAGGCGGCGCTCCCTGGTCGACCACATGCCGGTTGTGTTCGTCGGCGAATGGGTCGTAATCAGCGGCGACGGCTCGCCATCCAACCCAGAACCGACAACAACGAACGAGATACCGAAGATGAGCGCATCAAGTTGCGGCAGTTGCGACTCCACCGCCAAGTTGTTCTGCGCGTAAATGTCTTTGAGCTCGAACTGGTCGTCGTCATGCCAACCGTAGAAATCCAACCGCTCATCGAGAACGTCGACAACCATGCCCGGCCAACCCACCACCGTCTCAAGGCGCGACAACGCCGGCGGAATGCTGATGTCGAGCATCTGGACCCGCTGCTCGCCCTCGTAATAGGCGGCCTTGAGGTCGTTGGAATACAGGTAGACGTCGAGGTTGGAAACCATCTTGTCGATGAGGTCACGCTCGGCGTCCGAAGCCATCGCAAGCTGCAGGAAGGCGACAGGCTGGATCGTCATAGCACCATCACGGCTCCACTCCCTGCTCGTTTACCCGTCGGGCGTTTGGTGATGCTCGCGCCAAACCGAGCGAGCGTGACAGCGACCAGCGGCGAAATGTCGACGGTCACGTTCTTACGATTCCAACCCCAAGCACCGGCCTCGCCGATGGGCCGCTGACGAGCACCCATGAGGGCATCGTTGAGCTGTTCCTGGTCGAAGTGAGTGAGCCGCCCCTCGAGGACAGCGTCGAAGAACGCGCCACAGGCTTTGCCCATGTCGGCGGCGCCCGTGTCGATGACACGAACACCATGCAGTTTCAGGTCAGGGACGAGCGCCGCGGCCGGCGACTGCCGGTCCACGACAACAGGAATCCGACGACCAGCCCGCTCCACGAGCCAACGGACAACGCCCTGCGTGTCAGTCACACGGTCGATGGCCGCAACCTCAACGTGTTCACCGGTGCAGACACCGATAGATGTGATCCGGTCGTGGCTCATGTCCAAACCGAACGCCGTAGGGTCATCTCTC